ACAAAGGTTGGACCGACCTTGAACAGAGATGTCTGCGTACTGTTTGCAAAGTAAAGCCCAGGATCGCCTGCATTGGAGTTTAACGACAGCTCGCCTACTCCTAAGCGGTCTGGAAATGGCCGGTCATACAGGAGCGCAGAGCGGCGGCTGAGGATCTGTACTGTCATGGTTAGCTAGAGTAGCCTCCTCCGTCAACAATAATTTCTTGACTGGTAACTGGATCATACGTTGTGCAATCCAGAACTGTGACGGTGTTGGGATCTTCTGTCACTACCCCGCTTGTTGTGCTGCTGACTCCAAACGTAGAGTAAGGTTTGCCGTTTAGGTACTCACCTCCGTTTACGTAGCCGTATCGGTAGTTCGTGTCGTAATTGTATAAAGGTTGGTCTAGTGTTCCAAAGTTTTCACTTTGAATCTGAGAAGGCTCTACATTGATGAGTTTACTCATTACGTCTGCTAAGCGCTCAGTCTTGTTAAGCAATTCCCCAGCTGTAGTAAACTGGTTTCCTGCTTTACGTAAGTCATCTGCTAACAGCATCGAAGATTCTTTGATGCTGTAATCAGCAACTTGTTGTGGCTGATTTCCAACTCCAAGTATGGAAGCAACGCCTGTCCACTCCATTCCATAATTCATCATTTGCTGCCGTTCAGCTTCTTGTTGAGTTCGATTATTCTCTTTGCTGAGATTCTTGTAAAAAATGTCAGATCCGTCTCCAACAGGTTTATCTGATGGTTCGTTAATCCACGACTCAACAAACTGGTGCCTGCGCAAATTCTGAATGTCACAATAGCCATTCGTTGTTCCACTAAACGGATACACAATGTTGAAGTTATTCGTGTCGACTACTTGTGAAACAGAGTATTCACCTGACAACGCAAACCCACTGGTAAAGTTTATTTGAACTTTGTCATTTACTGCCAAATTGTGATTTGAAATTTGAACAGAAATGTTTGGACCAACTTGTTTATAAGTTCCTGCTCCAAGGATAGGAAGATTGCCTTCATCGTGGTTTAATGAAAACATTGCTGCATAAATGTGCTTGCACCACCTAAGCTGATAGTAGTAAATATTTGGATATGAATTAGAACGTGAATCACTGTAATTAGGTAATTTATTAAGGTCAGACAGAAGAAGGGTGTATCCAAAATCAGTGTGTACACCTGGGTTATCTCTGTTTGGTGTTATGCTGTTGTCTTTGTTAAGGCTATCACCCGGTTTTGTTGAACCAATAGGGGTAGTTGGGAACTTTTTTTTACTACCTTTTTCGTACAAGTTGTAGTTATTTTTGCGCAAGTAGTCTTGACATGTGCATTGGTAACGTACTTCTGTTGTTAGAAAACGCCCCACAGTGAACCCGCGTTCAGCGGGGTAAGTTGCAACAGCTTTTGTTGCTACTGTTTTAGCGCCGTAGCTATCTTTTCTTTGAAAAATTAACTCATTTGTTGTGTAATCTACTCCAGTCAATGTATAGCCTACGTAGTCGCCGTACTCAAAACCAATCACTAAACGCTTTACAACCATGGAGCCAGCAGTAACTCCAGCGTCGTAGGTTGTAAACTGTAACTGTGTAGTGGAAGTGACTGTCGCTACGTACTGTCTGGCGGCAACGCTGCCGCCTAGTACTTGAGCAAAAATTGAATTGCCCGTGGATAAGCCATGTGCTTGCGTACAATTAACGGTTACCGTGGATCCTACCCTACTGTACGAAGCGGAGATTCCAGAATCGCGCTCCACAACTCGATCAACAATCCTGTCCCCAATGAGAGAAGGAATTGGAGAAAAGATGGAGCGAATTTGTACTCTTGTTTGTGTCCATCGGCTGTCGCCGAATGTTGTAGATAAAAACACAGTTACGTTCCCACTAGTTGATAACGGGGATGCAGCAGTGCAGGTAAATGTGTCAACAGTTGTCGATGTAATTTGCAGCGTAGATGTTACTGCGGTTCCGCTTGTAAAACGTAAATAGACGCTGTCGCTTATCTGAAATCCATGATTACTGAGAGCTACTGTTACAGTGGTTCCAGACTGAACGTACGTACCATTTGCACTATCTTTCAAATAACGTACAGCTAATATCGGTAAGCTGTAGTTGTAAAAGTTAAATGCATCTGCATCTCTGAATGCAACTAACTGTGTTTTTGTTTCCTGAATGGCTGTTGGAAAACAAAACAAGCGCGCAGGAATAAAAATACCTGGGTAAAGTTGGTAAACAAAATATAGACGAAAGTCACCGTAGGTTGAACGTTTATCGCCGAAGCTGCCAAGAAATGATTGTGTAATCGTGAACAGTTCGTAACCACGGCGCCACCTGGCCCACAAAGAGTCTTTGTCCAAAAAACGAACTTGGCTTTTCAAGCTGTTGTCTTTTGGAGTGAACTTAAACGGGTTGTCGAACTTAGTGGAGCTTAGAGAAGGCTGATCTGCAGGGCTCTTGAAGCCTTTGTTAATACCTTCACCAAAGCTCTTAGAAGTTCCTCCGAGCTTGTTGCTACCAAATGCCACAGCGCATCAATAGTAGCCAGCTTGTACGTTGACGTAGAAACCGTTTGTGAGGGATGTAGAGCCGCCCACTGCTGCGTACAATGCTTGTCCACGCTGCAGCATAAGTCCGCGCACTTTTGGAGACGTCTTGCTGTTGGCACTTGTAAAGTTTCCACCAGCTTGGACGGCTGGGAAGTTAATGAGCGGAAGAATGTTTTGTTCGGTAAGGCTAAAGAACTGGTTGTCGTACGTAGGTGGAATGCTGGCTACAAACAGTGGGTAAAACTGCTTGTTATCAGTGATTGACGCAGTGCTTACCAAGTAGAAGCAGTAGTCAATTGGTAAATAGATGCTGACGTTACCAGTGATTGGTCCAGCCACAGATGCAGCTGTTGTTCCTGTGAACGTGGTAGAGGTAACACCTGTTACCGTAATAATTTCGTCAGCAGGAAGAGTACCAGAACTGTAGCTGGTGTAGTCAAGGTACACTTTCTGTCCAATTTGGACATTGTGACCAATCAGAGTTACCGTGACTGTGGTTGTGTTTGCCGAATAGGTGCCAGAAGATGCTGTTTGTGCATCGATAAAAAGAGGGTTGCGTTTAGAGTATTGCAGCCAGATTTCGTCAATATACGCGCCACTGATCGAAGTATCTGTCAGTGCAGAGTCTGCATCAAAAATCTTTGTAGCATTGCCCACAGCAGTTGGAATCAAGCTTGTAGAAAAAGCCTGGCCACAAGCCACAGTCACAAGTGTAGAGTTTGTTGCAGGCCGATCTACCAGGCAGGGCTGCTTGTTCGAACTTGAAGAGGACAAGGGATCTCAACGTTGCTGATAAAGCTATTGTAGCGCAGTTGCCTTCTTTGCTGCTTTCTTTTCTTTTTGGTGCTTAAGCCAGAGTTGAAAATAGCTAATCTCAGCTTCTGTGTATAGAGCCGGATGCTTGATAGCTGCCTTAACGAGTTTCTTTTTCTTTGCCGTGGTAGGGCTTCTTGTTCTTCTCTTCCAGTCTAATACGAGCCTTGGTCACGGCCTTCTTCCGCTTTGTTTTGTCGCTATCGTCCGTGTCTTTATCAGGTTCGTTGCCTTCCTTGCCTTCGTTTTTGGACTTGAAGTGCGCCAGCAGCTGCGGGGGCATTTTACCTTTCTCAGCCATTAAACGTGTTAGATCTCTGACTCATTCTAGCTGGTGCAAACTAAGCTTTAACCTGCGCCGGATTGGTTCTTTTTTTCTGCGGCTCCAAGTTGTGGATCTAGTGCTTGCCCTGCCATACGCATTCCTGTCGCATATCTTGCTGCTTTACGCTGGCCGCTAACAAATCTATCGGCACCAGTGGGGACATGCTCTTGTCTTCCCGTCGTGTTTCGGTTTAGGCCTAAGTCATAACCAATGACAGCTTCTGGTTTTTTGGCAAAGAATGTGTCGTTGCGCACCATGTGGTCGTCCTTATGCCGTGGCAAGTTTAGTCTGTTATTGAAACTGCCTAATGGTCTTGTCATGCGTAAGTTATGTCTCCTCCGCTAAACATTGATCCAAGGACAGATTGAACGGGGTCAAATTTTTGACGCTTGTTGAACAGGTTTGATATGTAATCCTGAAGAAAATCATTAGTGCCTGCTGTTTTCTTTGGCGAGCCCATGATGTAGTAATTGTACACATCACCGACACCTGGAGAAGATTGTTGTTGTGGTTGGGTCCCTGTAGACCCAGCAGACCCAGCTGCAGCTCCAGGTAGAGTGTGGAGCAGTTTTACTTTGTAGGCTTTTCCTTGGTCGTCGGTAGTTGCGATTGTTCCGTAACCTTTACCTGGAGTGTAGACATCTCCGGGTTTAGAAAGCCAAGCTAACGGCTCACCTGCTCCGACACCAAAATCGTAAGCAGGGTGAAAACTAGATGCGCCTTTGGTAGGGGCATTCCTAGCGCCGTATCCAGATGTTATTGGAAACGAAGGTTGCCAAGTATCACCTTTACGTTGATATAGTGGCGTCTTATTTTTTCCTACTAACAGACGCGATCCTAGGAAAGATCTTGCACTATCAGGGTGTACAGGGTTTCCCTGAGCATCAGTGATCCGCCAATCCAAGTGCGGACCAGTGGAAGGAAGAGGATCCTCTCCCTTGCCTGCAACCTTACCTACATAGTACAAGCCAGCCATTATTTGTCTTCTCCAAAGTAGTTAGGAGCTGGTGCGTTCATGCTGGCCAGAATTGATGCCACGTAATCAGGCTTTTCGTCACCTTTCTTGAGAAGTGGTAACCACGACCGTAGAAAATTGTAACCTTTGTCGCCATCTACTTCGTCACCAAGTAGATAGTAGTTGTACGTGTTACCAGAAGCCCGCTGCTGCGGTTGCGGTTGTGGCGCACCTGTAGAAGGACCTGGAGTAATTCCGTACTGAGCTTGCAGCTCTTTGATGCTTTTGGATGGCTGTCCGTAGTAGCTGCTTCCCTTCAACGTAGGGAATGACGCCCACTCAGGAGCAAGTGCGGCTGAAACTTGTGGAGACATTCCTTGCTTCTCTAAAGCAGAAAAGCCGCCAATTGGCTTCAATCTTTGGTGAGCAAGGTAAGTTGCAGCAATGTCTTGCTCCTGTGGGCCAAACCTTTTTAACCCAAGCTTGGAAGAGACTGATTGCCAAGTAGGAGTCAGAAACTGATAAGCACCAGCTGCAGTGCTAGTGTATCCTCCGCTGCTGACGGATTGATCAGGATGTCGATTGAAGTCATTGAACAACCCGCCACCAAATTTTGTTTGGTAACCTTTTGGACCCGCAGTACCTTCTGCAAATCGGATTGTTTGAAGGAGCCTACGTACTGAAGGGTTCTGAGCTTGTTGTGCGTAGAAAGAGTAGTCTTCAGGCATGACTGGTATTCCTTCAGTAGTCTCAGCGGAAACTGTTGGCAAAGAAAAAACGAGTGCCAACGGAAACATCAGCGGGGCCAGGAAGTGCTTGAATGAATTCAGCGCCTTCCCGGTTGAACCGATACCGAGCTTGCTCGGGATTTCGGTAATTGGGGACATAGAGATGGGATGCTAATCGATCCGTCTCGTATAGGTAGATTGTTGTCCAGGTTTTCAAGGTTTCCTTGAAATCTGAAGTTGAGATTGTACGTGAAACATCGCCTGCAATGTTTTCGAGCCTGTTCTTAGGAACGTTGAAGTTATTTACGCTGCCTGTCATATCGGTCTGCTTTTCAGCATAATCACACCGACTGACCTGTTCAACAATCTTGCTATACCAGAACGAATCTGGGATGTTTTGCAAAGCTTCCTCCAGTCGGGCTTGGTCGCCAGCAGGGATCGATGTGTTGTTGTACCCCAGGTGCCAACGGACCTTCGACTGGAGGAATGTATCTAACTGCATGTCAACGCTTGTTCAACAAGCAAAGATATACCTTTGCCTACTTATTCTACTCTGCACTACTCAACGCGAACCAGATTGTCTTCAATGATCTGATCCCAGTCAACACGTTTGATGGATTTGAGTTGATCAAGGCGTGTGAACTTTTCTCCAGACATGGAAGTTTGGAGGTCTTTGATGTCCCGTGCAGTTTTAAGTCCAACCCCAGGAAGAGCATCAGCAATCTGCCTGGCGCTGGCGGTGTTGATGTTTAGTCGCGTGTCGAGAGGAAAGGTCTCACGATTTGTTGGTTTGGCAGGTTTGACACCTTCCAGTTCAAGTTGCTTTGTGAGCCGCTCTTCCGTCTTGATCTTTTCGTTGGTTGCTTCCAAGTGCGGAATCAACAGCTCTTCTTCAACGTAGAGAACTTCGTCTTGTGCATCGACGCACATAAAGATGCCTTCTCCGTGTTGAGAAACAATCTCAAGAAGGGCGCCAGTAGGCTTGTACTGATACAGCATCAGTAATGTTTGCAATATCCCTTTAGCTTACCAACCTAATCCTCTGAACGCAATGCATGAAAAAAGGTGAATGCACTGCATGAAAAAAGGGCCGGTCCTTAGACCAGCCCAGAAGATCGATCTGATTAGTATCAGATGTCGTCGCCACCCACTTGGGAGGCATAGTCGATGAAGCCCTGAATATCGTTCCAAGACACCGCAGTAGCTGCACGCAGGTAGTTAACGCGACACACAATGTATGCCGAGCGGCCTGCAGCAGCATCAGTAGCAGAAACCGACAGACCGCCACCATTGGCAGAGGTCTGGGTAGTTCCAGTCGTGTTGAACACGCGCATGGTGGTATCACTGGTGACACGATAGAACATCGAGCCAGCAAAGTCACCCTGCGTATAAGTGCCGCTGATGGTGTTCAGGAATGGCAGGTTTGGCGAAACGTGGCTGGAACCCTGAGCAATGGTGGAGCTGGCTGCTGTCAAGAAGGAGCTTGCAGCGTTAAGACCATTAGCCTGAGTGGAAGGGATACCAAACGGGCTGCCAGAGTTGTTAGGACCAAACAGGACGACGTCAGTGGCATTACCAGTAACAAGGTTAGCGGTTACGGGGTTGGCTGGGAAGCCAGGTTCCGAAGAAGTCGTACTGTTGATCGGGATGTCCTGAGCAACGCAAATAGAAGCATTGTAGATGTACGCAGGACGCGTGGAGCTAGCCGGAACCACCATGGAGGTGCGGTTGTCGCGAACACGGTCGTCTGTACGCCTGTCAGGAGAAGGAACGTTCAGATCAAAAAGCTTAGGAGTAGAGGCCGTAGAGCTGGAGATCTGCACGTAGCCGATCAGCTCATAGGCTTCAACACCAGGCCAAGCATACACGCCTTCGTTGTTGTACGAAGACAGGCGGTTGATCTGAGCACCGGGCTGGAGAATGTTACCAGCGTTAGATTTGTAGATTGCCATTGGTAGTTACCTCCGTATCAGATGATGGTGAAAGCAGAGGTGATGAAGTCCTTGTTCAGGTTAGCAAAACCGGCGTACAGCTGCCAAATCAGAATGATGAAGCGGCTGAAGTCGTCGTTGTTGTTAATCAGAACCTGAGCATTAGGACCACCGATACCCACACCCACGGCTTGAGGACCGAAGAAGAGACCTGGAGGAGTCTGGTGGCTAACGGAACCACCGCCATCGTTGATGTCCACAGTGATCGACTTGTAAGCAAAGTTGGTCGATTCGAAGAACCGCACACCTTCAAACACAAAGCCGGTAGGCATCACAGGGTCGCCAGCAACGAACATGGCTTGGCCGTACTGACCGCCACCGTAGATGGCTTGGCTAGGACCACCAGCACCCATTAGGGGGTTGCCTTGACCCATGCCAGGATAGCGGGCCACTTCGCGGAAGCCTTGGTCAGCACGCAGATCTCGCATGAACGAAGGATCAGCGATGCAGCGGTAGTAGCCATCTTGGAAGACAGGCACGTTGCGCTTACGCAGACCACGCACAACTTCCAGAAGATCAGTCTTCACGTTGAACTTGTAACGCTCGGAAGCGAATTCAGTCGCGGTGTACGAGTTCAGAGCAGTGGAGCTGCTACGAGTCTTGCCGTTGGGGTAGTAGTAACCACCTTGGGATTCACCGGCGGCGCCACGGGTTTCGCACTTAGCGAGTTCATCAAGGAACACGCGGTCGCGCCAGCGGCGATTGTCGTCCAGCAGGGTCAGCGAGCCAATGGACTGGTGGAACATGTT